TCTTCCAAATTGTCAAGGCGATACGGAACAACTTCTGTACCAATATCTATCGTTTCAGATGCTTTGTTAAATTCAGATGGATTAATAGAGCCTAAAGCAGAGACAATGAAGTTTACACGTCTTTGCAAGAACTCACCCATCACCTCTGCATGGTTCTGTACCTGCAAATGTGTCGAAAGGAACACGTAATCGAAAGCCACTCCCGACAAGGCATTTCCAGCACCGCTCAACTTTTCAAAACTGATTTGTGGTGTATTCGTCATAGAATATGCTTTCTCAAAGAGGGTTTCTACCTCAAATTTTACGGTGTCATTTGCCTGATTCCATGTCAAATATCGTGCACCAGCCCCCTCTCCTTCCAGTTTTACCATTCTATCCTTTGTCTTACCAGTGAACCCTATCACTTCACCAATTAATTCCAAAATGGGAAAAAAATGATAGTCGATACAATCAGCATAATTGGATAATAGTTTCTCCAACCGGACCCGGAAGGTCTTTATCTTCTTGCAATAAGGTTCAGGACGATAAGCATAGAGAACCGGTAGTTTTGAGAATCCATGAGCAAAAGGAGTTCTTTCTTCATATCCTTTAGATAAATCCCATTGATAAACCATTTCGTCCGTAATAGTCATAAAGCAGGTGACCTCCGAATCATCCATGAGCTTCTTTTTATACTCACGTGAGAAAGCAATCATTTTACCTTCATCATTGAAGAACGGATATAGCTTATCACCTCTGAACGGGGACCATAACACGCTTTTCAGTTTCTTGGTGGGCTTGACCTTTCCACCAAAGGTCGTTTTGACTTTCTTCCAGAACTTTGCCCAAAACGAATCATCATCGGTAACATACCAATACTCTGCTACTTCCTGCTCTGAAAGCCATGAACGGACAATCTTTTTGTTTTGATACTTGATTTTATTGGACTTGAATACAGCTTTGACCGCATCCAACAGTTTCTTTTCGTCATCATCAGTCGGAGTGCAATCTATGGCAGGCTCGGTACCAACAGTGAAAGCAGTTTGAATGTTCACTATATCCTGCTCCAAAGGAATGGATATGCGGTTCACAGGCTCGGTCTTGTATTGCGCTTCGATTTCATAGGTCTTACCAGACTTTTCATCAAAAACTTTTTCCGCTTCCTTTTCAAGAACCTTTCTATCCGGGTACTTCTCTTTGTCAACCATGATTTCATGGCGTTCAGGATTCCAATCATCCCAAAGTTTACAACGGTCGGGAAGTTCGGTCTTTCTACCTTTCTTCAGGTAGCTTATCTTCTGCCCGATGTCAGGCAATGTTAATATTTCTTCAAGCGTTAATGGCATAATCTATATTTTTAGTGTGTGAATATTCCAGTTAAATCTTTCGGCTTCTGAATCTTACCAAGAAGCTCACCCAATACATAGTAACGTACAGCATCTATTCCGTGATTGTCATGGTCTTCCGGTTCGTTGATATAGTTCCCGTCCTTATCCTTTGCCCAAACATACTTTCTGAACTCGCTTTGCAAGTTGTATGAGCGTTTGGTTATATAAATCTCCATATCTTTCATTTTGTCAATTCCGGCATTGATAGAGCCTGCACCTTTCTCTACGGCATATATCTTGATTCCTCCGTTGTGTATCTCTTGAATCAATCGAGGGTCAGCACTATCAGCTATGACTTTCAAACCCCACGGGCGAAGAGTCTTGATGATGTCAGAAGAAAGCAATCCAGTACGGTAATCCACTTCATCCAAGTAAAGGGCGTTATCAACGATACCACAACGAATGGAAGCAGACGGGTCATGCGTATAACCGAAGTCTTGCCCGAAAGCAACTTTCTTTGCCCAAGCCGGGAACTCGTCAACAATTCCCCACTTCTTGAACACAGCACCTTCCGCCACGTCTGCCCAACGGCCGATAACCACATGAGCATATTTTTCGGGATTGTTTACCTTCATATCTTCCACCTCTTTCAGGAACTCAGGAGAAAGGTTATCCAAGTTATCAAAATACGTAGTATGGATATGGAGCACATTCGGATGAGTGGAAATCTGAACCTGCACACCGTCAATCTCTACCAGCTTGTGAGTTTTCTCAATGTATTTCTTGTAGATGAAGTGATTGGAATCGCATGGGTTCATTATAATGATAATCCGGTTCTGAATACCCTTCTTGCGAATGGAGAGCATTATTTTATCGAACTCATCTTCGCTTGTCCATTCTTCCGCTTCATCGCAGACGAAAGTCGTAATGCCTTGAATGGATTTCAGTTTTGCTGTCTGATTTCCTGAAGAAGTCTTGATACCCCGGAACATAATACGGCTCTTAGTCATCTTATTGACTATGTCCGTCTTTGTGGTCTTGAAATATTTCGTGGTACCGTCCAACTCTATCTTCTCCATCATTTCGGGGATGATAGACATACCTGCGGAAACCATCGTGTAACGGGTATAGAGAATCTGATGCACAATCTTCTCTACCGGGGTCATTTCAAAGGTCAAACGCTCAATGAAGGTGGAAGCATTGAAAGACTTACCTGAGCCACGCCCACCGGTGATAAGAATTATGAACTTTTCCTTATCCTCGTACAATGGATGATATATAATCTGAGGTACTATCATTTCAACTTGTCTTTTATCCATGAATCAATGCTGATACCGTGTTCTATATCAGTAGGAATGTCTGCATCTTCATCCTGCTTGCGTTCAACCTTTCTCCAATCTTCATCATAATGGTACAGCCAAACAGACTGTGCTTGTAAACTTGGAGCCAACTCACCTTCTACGATTTGAACTTCTTCCTCTCCGGTTAGATTACCATCTCTGTCTTTTATCTTTCTGATAGTAGTATTCTTAGTCTTAACACCTCCAAGAGCCATAGCAAGAAATTTGGCACGCACAAGCGAGTTTAAGGCACAACGCGCACGCGACAATACTTCCGATAATTCGGGGTAGCGGCTTTTCTTCTCACAGAAAGTTTGCGGTAAAATTCCGACTGCATGAGCGATTTCCTTATCAGTGAATCCCTTTTTGGCATACGATTCAACGAGTGAAAGAAAGTCCTCGCTTGTATAATCAAACTTGGGCTTTCTTCCTCCTTTACCTTTTTTGTTTTGAGATTCACTGTTACTCATATCAATCATCCATTATTATTACCCATATATATGCGGCGAGAAACAGGCTTATTTCCATAGATATTAATTCCTCTTTTTGAGAAATAGCTATCTATTCTTATACCATATCTTTCCATTATGGATTTTGTTCTGTCTCTTATGCTCCTTTGTCTATCTGTACCAAGTCCGTATTGCCTTCCGGCATTATACATTATTCGTCTGGACTGTTGATATAGCTGACTATATGTTTTCTTTCTAACTCGGCTTTCCTCCCTAAAAATCAATCAATTCTTTCTACTTGTTCATCGAACACTTCTCCCTTTATAAACTTCATATCGGGGTCATACCCAAACCTTTCACAGAAAGCGGCTTTAGCTTCGTAGGTATCAAATGACAACATCACATAGGCATCCATGTTCTCGGCTTGCTTCTGTGCGTTCTCCTTTACCTGCTGCTTGACTTCCTTCATGTGGGCAACCTTTTCGGCACGTTCCAACTGCTTGGCGGCTTTATCGGCTTCGCTCTGCTCGGTAACTGGTGCCATCATATCAGACAGAGCGTCTGCAATAGAGCTTTCTTCATCGGTCTGTAACAGGTAATCAACGCCAATCATATTCAAGTCAGCATCGGTTAAGCCTGCATCTTTCCAATCAATGTCGGGAACAATACGGGCAAGGGCATCAAAATCCCATGTACCTTGCGCATTAGGATTGTTCATCAAAATATTTAACTCCTTTTCCTGCTTCTCGTCCACGTCTATGACATCGACACGAATGCGGTAGTCGTTATCGGGAAACTTCTGTAATTCGTCCATGACGGATAAACGCTGGTGTCCGCTGACTACGGTAAGCCCGGTACGCTTATTCACAACTATTCCACCTACCAATCCGAATTTCTTGATGCCACGTTTCAGTGTCTTACGTGATTCATCGGAAAGTTTTCTCGGATTGTAGTCTGCAAAACGAATGGCAGAACGGTTAAGTTCTACCGATTCACTCTTGATATATTTACTTAGTTCCATACATATTACTTTTGTTGATTATGATACTCCCAAAGTACTCTTTCAGCCATCGGGAAAGTTTTGTAAATTCTCTGTAAGTCCTGTGGATAGTTCTTCTCCATCCAACGCATACAATCAAGATTGAAGCCTACTCCCGAACTGGCTTTCAATGAATACCGAACTGGTTCGGGTAAATTATGCTGCCTCATATAAGCAAGAATATCCTTTTGTGTCCAATCAGCTAAAGGATAAACCATACCGTTATTCTCGTAGCCGTTTA